CAGCCTCACATTAATTAGCGGGAAGGCGTCGCTATTGTCCAAGCTGATCGACGGGCGACTCTGGGAATCAATCGACATACATTGGCGAAAGTATCCGCCACGCATATTCTCTTCTGGCAAGCCAAAGGCCAAGCGCTGGTAATACTCTGCTTTTGTGAGCTGATCTGTCACGGTCTCGGCAAAGTTAGCAGCCAGGACATACTTCATCAAAGCAATGAAGTAAGTGGGCATCTCGCTTTCAAGAGTGCGGTATTGGTAATCTATCCAAGCCTCTTCAACATTGGCTAAGACTTTGTCTTGCTGAACATCAAAATCAACTGTTGAGCTTACGCCTACATTCTCATCTGGGAACACTGCCCGAACACCTGCAAGTCGATCGCCCGGCAACTGATAGGCATACCTCCAGCCAAAGGTCGGAGCGTCCACAAGTTGGGCCAGCTGTGTTTTCTTTAAGGTAAAGGTCCACGGGTGCATACAAAGGACCATGTCGCGAATGTCGTCATACAAGCGATCACAAATCTGAGCTGCATCGCTTGTTTCGGTGAATGATGTTAGGGGTTTTGCACCGAGATAAATAAGAGCATCAGAACAGATTGAAAGCTTGGTGTCTCCAGCGGCCATTTGAAACCCTCAAGTAAAACCCCAGCGAGCGTGAGCTCGCCAGGGGTGCTACCGATTAGTCGGCGTCCGCTACAGTAATAGCTTGACCGTCTGAAACATCAACCACGCCTGAGGCATTGCTCAAGACAATGACTAGACTTGCAGTCGGTGTAGCAGTGTCAAAACAATAAATCATATCCCCAACAGTAACAACATCAGAGACGGAGTCAAAATAACCGCTAGTGTTTACAGTAGCGATCGCGTCTGCCGATTTGTAACCCCACATGACCGGCGCGGTGCCAGCTTTTGAGGTGTTGCCAATCGGGCCAAAGTTTTCACGATTAAATGCCATGACCTATTCCTCCTTATTCAGTGCAGGTGATCTTGACGATACCCTCGGAATCGATCGCAACCGAGCCGGCGCTGAACATCGACGCGACCAGGAACGAAGTTTTCTCGGGGATATAGTCGACGCGGCTGGTTTGGTTCATACCGATGGCCATTCCAACAGCGTCGCGATGGAATGCGAACACTGTACGATCACCAGTAGAAAGTGGTAGACCACCTTCGTCGCGATCGCCAAGAGTGACGAACTTAAAGCCCAAGAAAGTATCGAGCTCGCCGCTAACCAAAGCCTTCACGGTATTAAAGTCCTGGCTTGTAACAGAAGTTAGACCAAGCAAAGCCGAAAGGTTATTGGCATGAATAATGATCGTGCGACCTTCCATCGGCACATTTTTAGCATCCAGAGCCTTCTTGGCGGCGCGCAGCTTACCGACATTAAGGTTAGAATCGGAGCCAGTCGAGCCATCATCGGCAATGGTCTTGGCAACAGTGCCGGTGCTAGTAGCAGCCGACAGTGCGTCAAGCACAACCTGGTCCATACGACGGCCAATGGCACCCGAGACAACCTGCACCAGCTCTTGACGCTCGTTAAAATTAACGCGCTGCTGGTGAAAAATGTCTGAATACTCAGCCGCGATATAGTCCGTCATCGTCGCAGTGACCTGGGAATAAGTCACATTGAGAGGCGTCACATCGGTTTGAGGGATACGGACAGAGGCGGTGCCTTTGCCAATCTTGGGGAACTTAACAGTCGAACCTTCGACATTCACACGCTCGCGGGTAACCCCAGCAAGTGAACGCTGGCCCTGATAGGCCTGCTTCACTTCGCTATCGAACAATGTCACGAAGGCATTAGAGATAGAAATAGCCATCTCGATTTCCTTTCATCAAAGTTAAAAGTAAAAAATCAAAAACTACTTTTTGCTTTGCGATTGTCCGGTCTGGGTCGCTATGCGTAGCAACGGGCCTATGGTTATCCGTTTGCAGGATTATCAGGAAAAAACGGCTGTAACGCAATACTCGTTACAGCCGCCCTGTTCAGACTGAGTAGCATTACCTACCAGCTTCACCATACATGGCATAAACCATGTCCTCAACCTTCTTGGTAAAGACAGCGTCCTTGCCGTACTTCGGATCGGCCATCATGGACTGCACATCAGACATCGAGACCTTTTGGCTTTCCTGCATCTCAATGCCTGGGATGTCGCTTTCCATATAGCTCGACCTGATTTTGCTCAGCGCGGAGATGAACGCCGCATTGTTACTGGCCCGGCCCATGGCTTCTATCTCGTCGTTGTTAAGGGTGCCGGCATTGTGCATCTTGGTGAGCCACTGCTCGGTGGATTGAATCACCTTGTCCGCGTTGCGGCCAAGCTTTTTCATCTCCTGCTCTCGATTGATTTGGATCTTTTCCTCAACCGCGCCAACATTGTTAGCGTAGAGCTCGGCGAGCTGGTCAAATTGCTCCTGGCTAAACCCCTGCTCCTTAGCCAGGCCGACAAAATCTTTCAGCATCGGGTCGTCGTCCGACACGCCCTTATCCTTGAGATTTGTCACATCGTATTTTCCATCTTTCGGCGCCTTGTGCTTGCCAGCGGACATCTTGGCGCGCAGCTCAGAGTAGGCTTTTGCCAGGCCCTCAACATCTGGACCGTCATCTTCGGACCAAAAATTTTCTGGAAAAAATTCTGGGCGGACAAATTCGACATCCTCTTCGTCCTCGACCAGCTGCTTTGCGTCGTTTGGGTCCGGCTCCAGGTGCGGCGCAGATAGATCCTCGACTTTTCCCTGAGCCTCTGCTGGCTTGCTGCTGATATTTAGTAGTGAATCGCCATCTGATTTTGCTTCTGGTGCGGCCTGATTGTCGCCGTTATCGGCGGTCGGGTTGTCGCTCATTTAGACCTCGCTCGTTTAATTCGCCTCTCCAGCTCCCGGACAATAGAGTTTTGACCCTCTCGGGCAAACCCATGGGAGGGCTCTTCGCCCGGGTACCAGGTTGGCTGTTCAATGGTGATCGACCGCAACCAATCCAGCAGCCTCACACCATCTTCGGTTGAAAAGACGCGAGTAATTACAAGATCAATCTCGTTTTCCTCAGACGCCTGCTTTTTAGGCTCCGCTTCGCGAAGCCCCTCCCATCCTTCTTCCACCATAATTTATCCCCCTTGTGGACCAGGAAGCTGACCCTGACCACCCATCTGAGCTTGCGCCGCCTCTGCGAGCTGAGCGGCAATCTGCTCTCTTTCTTCTTTTGAATTCAGCAGGTAGCTCGGCACGCCGAGCCGGTCTGCTAAGTAATCGGCCAGAGCATCTTGCTTGATCGCGAGCTGCGCACCCAGTCCAACATTGTTGGCCACCTGCACGAACTGCAGAACATCGTTTACTTCCTGCATATTCTGCGCCTGGGCCAGCGACCCGGTAGGAACCACCTTAACCTCGGAGCCGTCGATGCGCAGCGGAAAGTCGAGTATCCCCATCTCGTCGAGGACCTCCATCGTGCGGCGCACGATTGGTTGCATCACCTCGGTAATCAACCGACCGTAAGCTGGGCCGATATTCTGCGAGAGCTCCTTCATCCGCTCGGCCACCTCAGTGGCCGACCTGGCGCTCATCGTATCGGGCGGCAGCGTGTCGTCGAGCATCATCTTCTTGATGCCATTGACCAGATCGTTGATGACCAGCTGCGACACATTGAAGTCGCCACCGGAGCGCAGCGGGCGCAGGCTCTCGCCCTGGGGTCCACCGTTTCGGGCCACCGGAATAATTGAACCGGGTGCAATCCTAACCGTCGCAGGGTTAAGCACGCCATCATCGGCCGCGGTGTAGACGCCGGCCACGGAGATCGAGGCATTCTTGAGTAGCAGCTCTTTGACCTTATTAAGGGTCTTGATGTCTGGCAGCGCGTTAATCAGTGGCCCGCGGCCGTAGACTTCGCCGGCCACCTTCATATACCGGCCAACAACCCACGGCGAACTCTTCTTGAGCACACGGTAGACCAGCTCTTCTTTTGCTTTTGGGTCAATCACATAGTAGGAGACAGTCCGATTGCCGTAATCGTGGATAGTTGCCTCGAGCAGGTCGACCTCATCTTCTGGCTTGCGGTCGATCTTGGACTGCAGTTGCGGCGGAATCTTCGCGTCCTTCCACTGCGTCGTGATCGCCTCGCCCTTGACGCGCAGCTTGCGGTACAGGTTATCAACAACCCCATGTTGCCCCTCTTCAAGAGACACCAGGTATTGTGGCACCGCGGTGTACCGCACGGGAACATC